CAGTGTGAGAAGGTTCGGATCCGCATTGAATAGATAGTCAACGTACTCGTCCGAGAAATATCCTCTTCCTGATCTTGTCTTGATTCTCCACTTGGGAGTGGGAGTGGGAGTGGGAGTGGGAGTGGGAGTGGGAGTGGGTCCTGGAGGAGTTACATCTTCTCCGTCACCGTCACCCTCGCCGTCACCGTCTCCAGGAACATTCCCGTCATCATCTCCTTCGCCAGGAACTACCTCTCCATCACCTTCACCGCCACCCTCTCCAGGAACTCCTTCGCCATCTTGACCTTCCCCGTCCCCGCCGCCTTCGCCAGGAACTCCTTCGTCACCTTCTCCAGGAACTCCTTGGCCTGGAGCTCCTTCTCCTCCATCACCGTCACCTTCGCCAGGAACTCCTTCGCCACCTTGGCCTTCTGTCTCACGAATTTGCTCGTTGTCAACAAGCTTTGTGTAGTCTTTTCCAATCTGATCGCCATCGCGCATGGCAATGGCAATCCTGTCGGCAGCCTCATTCAAGGACTCAAGCTCGCCCTCGCTACCAGAACTGTCTATGAATTCGCGTCCTTCGGGATCCGAGAGAACGAGGTCTACGGTTCCATCCTCGTTCTTACGAGTTTCTACCTTGTATTCTTTTCCGTTGTGAGCAGTAAGATCCTTGGTTACGGTCCCATCTTCATTGGTTATGGTTCGAATAACTTTTGCTGGAGGAGCTTCAGGTGATGGACCGGAAGGAGCAGGCGGCTTTGGCTTTCTGGCCTCATCAAGGGCTGCTTGAGTACCTTCTGGATCTGCTTCGCGGAAACGCTTGCCGAGTTCAGCACGATTCTTTGTGCCGTACTCCTTGACAGCTCTCTTGTAGCCTTCTGGGTCAGTGGCTTTTACGTAGTCTGCGATCTTCCGGTACTCGTCATCGGTAAGTTTTTCAGCCTCTACCTTCGGACCACGACCTTCATTGTAGGTCTCCTCTATCGTCGGATAGGGATCTTCTCCCTGCATCTGAAGAGCATCTCGGAGCGCTGTGACAGGAGCTGTTACAAAGAACTCGTCGCCGTCTTCGTCTACCCTTCCAACGGATCCGTAACCAGGGGTATTTGCATCTGGACGAAGTGCTTCTGCTAGTGCTTCCTTCAAATCCTCCGAAGCAAAATCGTTTGCTAGCTTTATCGGGTCAAAGTCTTTCTTCTTCGAGTCTTCCCTTGAAATTGGATTCGGATCAACGGGTGCATAGCCTTCGGGAACGTCCAAATCTGGATTCTCTGGAAGGAACTTTGAATAGTCTTCTCCCTTGAAGATTGAATCCTTCTCTTCTTCGCTCAGCCCATCGAATAGCGGAGGAAGCTTTGAATAGATTGGCATGTTCTTTCTGAAGTCGCCAAGACCCTTGCCCGCATCCTCTTCGTCATCAGATGGCTTTTCAGCGGGGAGTGGACTTACCTTGTTCTTCTTTGCGTACTTCTTGATGTCATCTAGCCAATACTCGGCGTCTGCAAGGTCACCCTTTTCCAGAGCCCTGTCAATCTTTCCTAGATTCTCTGAGACAGCTCTGTTGTACTCGGGACCAAAATTCCTTCGGCCTTCCCACTGACTTGCCTCGTTTCGGATTTCCTCTTCTGTGAGAGGAACTTTTTCCTTCTTTTTCTTGGTAGCCTTAGCGGCCTTGGAAGCTTTTTCAGTAGTGTCTGGAATTCTGGCTACTGGCTTCTTTCCGGATCTTTGGTCTTCAAGGTCCTTCTTGTTCTCCGTCATGGAGAATGGACTCTCGTCGTAGATGTCGGCAAGAATTGACTGAGCGTCTGATCCCTTGGCCTTTAGCGCATCGTAGATTGCCTGAGCAGGTACATCCCTGTCATCAATATTGAATGGTAAATCTGCAGATCCAGTCGGATTGTTTCCATCGGCATCCTGAGACACTGCCTTTGCAAGTGCAGAGGAGAGTTCTTCCTCACTGAACTTATTGGCAAGCTCGCTTGGATCATCAGTGTAATCGTCGCTGCCTTCTGGAAATATCGTCGGCTCGTATGAGATTGAGTCGTCTACGAAGTCGTTACCCAGTGGATCGTCAAACTCAAACGGTTGAGATGCTGCAGTATCTTTTTTCGGCTTATTTGGAGCAGTCTTTATCCCAAGAATGTCTTGCATTGCCTCGTAAGGATCGCGATCCCCAACTTCATCAAGCAGCTTTGTCAGTTGATCGTCATCAAGGAGCGCGATTGGATCAGGAGTTCGTCCTTCTTCTTTGTCACGAATAATCTCGTCAACTCGAATTGCGTCCTGAACATCTGCCCAGCTCTGGACAGCTGCCAAGTCAATGCCGCCACGCTGGCCTGTGTCGCGATTGGCAACGTACACGGGCTTGCTGTAGTCAAGGTACTCCCTGCCCTGTGCATCTCTTCTAAGCAAAGATTCGGGGATAAGATCAAATTGATCTTCGTCATTAGGATCAAGTTTGATTACCTCGTAGGCATCATCCGTGTACTTGACTCCAGGACCGGTATATGACTCATCCCTGCGGAATCCGTTTGGAGCATCTATTCTGACAAGATCAGCTTCGTTGATGATTGAAGAAATTCCTGACACCTGAGCTGGCTTCTTTGAGTATCCATCCGAACCAGCGTCGTCATCAAGAAATATTGCAGCCTTCGTGGATTCCCCGCTCTTTGCTGGAATTCTGTACAACGTTCCATCAGGGTATTCAACGTCAAAAGTGTCATCATCCCCAACGCCTTGAGCAACAGTCCTTCCAGTCCTGCTGAAAATGCTGCCGTCTGGCATACGAATATTGACTTTTAGTCCACCGCCCATCCAGGCGAAGCGTCCTTTCTCGTCACGCCTCTGGGCCTTTGCTCGGGCAGATCGTGCTGCACGGGAGTTTCTGCCGCCAAACCCAGCAGTCAATGCAACAAGGGGAACTTCCCAGCTCGGCAATGCAGAAAGCCGAGTAATGTAGTACTGCTCTTCAGGAGAAAACGGCTCTGCAGAAAACGCAGATGCAAGAAGAGAACGAACCTCGCTGCTCTTTATGCTTGGATCGCTTGCAATCCAACGAGCACATCCTCTTCTGTACGAGCTTGCAGTCAGTGGAGTGATTTTTGTTGACTCTGGGTGGCCAACAGGAAGAAGATCGGTGTTTTTGAGCTCTGTTGAATTGCTCTTGTTCTTCTGTGCAAGAGAGATAAACTCAGACACATCGCGAATAGCCAAGTACTCGCGGATTGAGAATGGAAGACGGTATGTCTTCTCAAGCGACCTATTGACTACCTTCATCATCGTCTGAGGAGAGACTCTTCTATACTCGCTCACTCCATCGTTCGCACTAGCAACGAGTGAGAGAGCAGATCTCGTCACCTTGTCGATCTGCTTCTGAGTGATATTCGTAATCACAGGGATACGCTCTCTTCTGCTCTTACCGGAAGTAGGTCTGCATCTTGTCCTTCATATGTCATTAGGGATAGCTGTCGTGCTCGTTCGTACGGACTCTCACCGGCTTCTACTGCACGAAGCCAGGAAGCCTTAATCGCAAACTCTGCCTCGTATCCGAGTCCAGAAGCCTCGGTGAGAGCAAGAATTGCGCTGTCGGAACTTGAGAAGGAGTTGCTCTCCGGTGCTTCGAAGGCTTCTACTTCCCTGTGCGCTACGTATGTAGCGGCAATGAGCGCGGCTTCCTCAAGGTTCGTCTCTGCGGCAGGATTGACGAGTCCGTCTGGAATGACCGCGAGTCGGCACTTCCCGAGATCCTCAATCGGAAGCGCAATGATCTGGCAGACATCGTTGCCCTGTGCATCCTCCGTATAGAAGACGCAGTTGCGGCAGATGACGCCGATATCAGCGTCTTCATTGTCTCTGGCTGGGGTGTATCCAGCCCAGACTCCGGTTCCGTCCTCATCGAACTTTCCGTAAGTCTTCACAACGTCAAGAAGGGCATCAGCAAGCGCCTGCTCTTCCGGAACGAGTCCCGATGCGGTAATGGAGTTCGACTTCTTCGTGGACTTCGGGTGGCTGGCTGGCAAGAGGTCGTTGTCGGTCGTGTACGCGCTGTTGTCAGGCTTTCCTGATCTCACAAGCTTGAGGAATGCGTTGACTCGGCCCATTGCCCACTGATCGCGAGTCATCCCAGGTCGGTGGCTGGTCGAATACGCGCCAGCTCCGCGCCTGTAGACGGCCTTGAGCATTGGAAGCGAGACCTTGCGACCCTTCTTGGCCTTCTCGTTGTGGTCTTCAACCTTGTTTCTAAGGCTCGTCTCCACGCGGTCGGAGAACTTGATGGAAGACGCAGACTTCGTGTCCTTCGATGACTCTGGCTTATTCGTCTTCGAGCCCTTGACCTGATCCTTCTTCGGAGCCGGGGTCTTCGCGCCCTTTCCGGCGGCAACAACGGAATCGACGGCCTCTTCCTCGGCAACGTCGATCCATGACAAGCCCTGCTTGCCGTTGTTCACCCAGTCCATAATCTTTCCTAGGCTCCGAGAGTTCCATCTAGGGATGAAAGAAGCTGCCAACGCCACTTCTTGTGCATGTCGTCGCGCTCGGAGATGAAGTTTGCAATTCCCTGCTCGTTGACCTGAGTCGCGGTGGCAAATGCCTCAGCCAGGTCGCTGATGATGATCTCGTTTGCATCAAGGATGTCTAGGCAGAGATTTGCAAAGTCCGGGGGAGGAGTTGTCTCCTTGATTCTTGACAGCGCACCTAGGTCTGAGAGCCGGAACGGAGCAGGAGCGCCCATCTTCCGGATGTTCTCCGCAATCGGGTCGATTGACCCGTCAACGTCTTCGTACAGCATCTGGAAGAACTCATGATTCTGATGAAAGTCGGGTCCAATCACGTTCCAGTGCGCTCCAAGAATCTTGTAGCTCAGGACAACGGCGTCCCCTAGGACTGTTGCAAGCGCATTGACGAGCGCTGGCTTCTCTACTCTCATTGCTGTTCCTTATTACTGCGGCTCAAAGAGCCCTGGTGGAGGTGGCGGTGATGATGCGGGAGCTTCTTGCTGCTGAGGTGGCGTTGGCTCTGGAGCTGGGGGCGCTGATTCCTGAGGCACTGGCTGACCACCCTCCAGCGCTTGCTGTACCTCCGGTGGAATCGGGGCAACGGACGCTGCCTGCTGAGCATCCCGAACAGCGCTCATGATCTCTGGAGCGATTGCCCCGAGCATCGCCTCCGTGGTCTCGGGGAGGACCTGACCGCGCTCCATCATCATGCGAAGGGCGATCTCCTTGCCCTCTGGGGCATCGGCATCGGAGAAGCCATGCGCCCGACGCCATGCGTTGTACGAGATCGCGAAGCGGTCGAAGCCCTGGTTCGCATCCTCGGCGCGGTCGTTGCGGGTGGAAACCTGCGAGGGATCGAACCAGACGACGATCTTTCCGACTTCCTCCGCAGAGAAGCCATTGGCAATGAGGTAGGGCCGAAGGTAGACAACCGTAAGACTGTCAACGAGCAGGAGCATCAGCGGTTCGATGTGTGACTTGTAGAGGCTCTCGTCTATCTGGATCGCGTTCGAATACTTGACGTTCGCGAGACCGGTAACGATGTCCTTCGGTACATCAAGACCTTGAAGAATACGCTCAAGAACGCGGTCAGCACGCTGAGCAAGTGCGGGGTCGAAGGAACGCTCGAACTTGAACTGCTTGATGGCGTCGCCAAGTTCCGCTGGACCGCGAATAATGAGAGGAACGACGGCACTAGCGGACTCCTCGTCTCTGATAGGCATTGTCATCGCGTCGATGAGCTGCTCTTCGAACTCGTCCTCGGCTTCCTCAACGGTGAAGCCTGCTGGGTCGATGTCAACGTCGCTGTCAAGCGGGAACTCGCCGTCTCCCTGCGCGGCAACGCTCAGGCCGTCAGGGAGGTAGAGAGCACCTGCATTGAGGCGGCTGCGTGCGGTTGCGCGGAAGGTCCGGTTGAGAAGGAGGAGCTCAGCGCAGAGGTCAAGGAGACCGCGCAGTGACGAATCGGCCTCGTCGGAGTAACGAGGATGCGATCTCCAGATGCGGCCAACGAAGGACTGCTTGCGTAGCTGGGTGGCATTCGTGAGGGCACTACCGGCGCTTGTCCCGCCGGGTGCCTGCTCGCGGCGACCAATGACGGCGAAGTTCCCGCGAGCGTCGGTGATCAGCTCGTCGGTGGATCGGATATCCCAGGACTCGGGGATTCCGGAGCCGGGGCGCTCTGGCATCTGGACGAGGTAGCACTCTCCGGTGACCGAAAGATTAAGAGCTGCATCACGAAGTAAACCAGCTTGACCTCCGTACGCAGAATCTAATCTTGCGAGCGCACGCTCTGCTGCGGCAGCAAGTCGTGGCTCTACGCGCTCTGAGCGGGAGACTGGAGATGGTGCCTCGGAAGGATCGTCGTTGATCGCCGCATACATACGGATGCGCGAGACAACTGACGCAACGAGGTTGAATGCGTACTTGATCTCACCGATTGCGTCGTAGTACTCCCAGGCTTCTGCCTGCCACGCGGAGGATGCCGCAGAACGGCGCATCCGAAATTGCTCGAATTCGGCCTTGTCGTTGATCCGAACCTGTGCTGCGGCTGCGGTGAGAGTCCTAGGAGTTGAGTATGCGACAGGCTTCGCTTGAGTTGCAGACGCCTGATAGAGGAAGATGGATGACGGAGACGTGGACGTAGGAGCATCGACTGTCGGTGTATCTGATGCTTCCCTGCTGAAAATCCCCACGAACTGCTCCTGTCATGCTGTGCGGTACGTTTGCTAGTCATCCAAACGTGCGGCTACCAAACCGGCTACGGCAGACAGAGCAAGAATAGTCTCAACTGCTGTAGTAGTCTTGGGTGCAATGATACGCGATATTTGGAGTGCTGATGCCGCGTAGACGCTGCTGCACCAGTTGCATGTAATCGCGTATCCGATGCGCGAAGACTCCGGTGGATGTGTCTTCCATATTCTATCTCGTATTGGAGAAGTTATTTCGTCGGTCGTGATGAGCCTCGTAAGGCGATACGTTGCGAGTGCGCTTATGGCTAGGTCACGCATCTGGATCCTCCACTGAACTGAGATAGTTTCCGAACGGGGACCAGCTTCTCAGGCGTGATCCGCAGCCGCAGTTGTCGTCCTTTCGGAACGCAACGATCTTTCCGGTTTCTGTTATCGCGTTGTGCTGCATGTCAAGCTTCTTGTAGTCAAGGACCTTCTCTCGAAAGATGACTTGAAATCCCTCTGGAGTGTCTACGACCACGTAGAGCTTGCTGTCGTGGATCGAAACCCGGCATCTATCGACTCTCCTCGTGTCCTGCGGCTTCTCGGCGCTGAAGAGGAGCTCTGAGAAGTCGGAGAACGAATCCGGAGGCGCAACGATGATGATTGCAGGGAATATGTCTACCTTCTTGACGCTCAACGTGGCTCCGTGTATCTCGTAGGGATGAAGAACTCGGTCCAGCCAAGCTGAGAGCGAGCAAGGGTGATCGGAATGATCGAAGGAAGGTCCTGAGTTGCGTTCTGGATGTCGCTAACGATGGTCTCGTCAGTTGAAATTGGAATTCTTGAGAGTTCATGGGCAAGTCTGATCATCCGAATCGGGAATGCCATCGGATTCGGGCTTGACTTGTCGGTAATCGTCGCGAGAAGCCTCGAATTCGGCTTGGAGGAGAGGTTCGGGTTCATCCAGACGAGTACTGCGAGCTCTGATTCCTCGTATTCGCCGCTCTCGTTGCGATAGACGCGCTCAGGAGGCATCGGAGACTCCCGAATACGCGAGTTTTATCCTCCGGGACATCGCCCGATACGTCACACCGGCTGCCTGGGCAATATCTGCGGTCGGAACTCCGCTTTCTCGGAGTTCTACGGCCAGTTTCGTGAGTTCCCGGTTGGCAATTGCTGTCGGGGAGCCCTGCGGAGTCCTCGCTCGGTACTTCCTGGACATCTCGGAGAGCTCTCGGAGGCGCGGACGGACATCCGGAGGCACCTTAGGTGACATAGATCGAACATTAACCCCCTTTATGTTCGTTAT